TTTCAAAGGAGGTTGCACCTCTTCTTGGTTACACTCACAAAGACCCCATTTTCCGTCTTAAGGGTCAAGAATGGTTGGTTGATTGTATTGCCATGGCAATTGATGGAATTGCAATCAATGAAGTTACTGGAGAACTTCAATTTACTGGAGTTACACAAACATCTAAAAACAAACTGTATAAGAGCACTTTCTTTACTCAAGAGGAGCAAAACTTCTATACTAATAAATTCATTGAATTGATGGATTTCATTTCTCAAATGCTCCATGATGAAATTCTTGAAGAAAAATCTCTCAAGCAAAAATCTAAAATCCAAAATCTTTATTGGATGATGACAACTGTTGATGGAATTGAGACCTATGATCAAGCAGTTGCAGCTGTTGAAAAGCAAGAAATTGCTTATCTTGACAAGCAACGTAAGTTTGGTGAAGAGGACAAAACCTTCCGTCAATGTTGTGAAGGCATGAATGCTGAAAACTTGGAGGTTCGATACACAATTCTTACCGAAATTCTTACCGAAGTGGTCGGTGAGCGCAATGATTTCTCTACTCTCAATGAAGTTTTTGAAAGTGTCTGAACCTTGCGTTAGTTAGGAAGGAGTTTCAAGGGTTCTTTGAGTAATCATTGGGCCCTTCAAAGTGTTTTAGTTCTGTAACCATCTATTCTATGAAACGAGAATTTATCTGCGTTCAACCAAAATCCAATAAAGCAAAGAATCGTTTTGCTAATGAGATGGATAAACTTCATTCTTGTGTTGTTGAACAACGCACAGGAGGAAAGGTGTTTCTATCTTCTATCAGTGGAAAATACTCTTTTTGGATGAGTGAATCCTCTGATGATAACTGGGACGTTATTTAGCACTAGGCATAAATTTTTGTTGCCAAATGTCCTGATTTTCACACATTTTTGATAAATAGTGATAGAATTATGAGGTACACCCATGAATCCGTATTCTACATTATGATGTTCAATGTGCTTGGAGGATATTATGCACAATCTTATTTCTTACAATCAACTTGCGGGTTGGAAGCAATTTGAAACGACACTGAATCATTTCAATGAGCAAAGCGATGTCATCAATGATTACTACCAATGTTTAATAGAATGTGATGACAAACAGCATATCTGCAAAAAAATTTGTAAGGAGGTGCTCAATCAAGAATAATAATAATACATAGCCCTTGACGTAACCCGTCAGGGGTTTTATACTAAAACTGGATGGTAAATCTCATGAAACTGCAACCTCTTCTTCTGGCATTAACTGTTTTTTGTTCTGCTGCTCCTGCAAGTGCAGAGGTTTATATGTATCATGAATCATATTGCTATGAGAATATAGAAGAATATGTGCCAGGGTATCGTAATCGTTGGGGAAGATATGTTGGTGGTTATGTAAAGACAACTAGATCTAGAGTTCCATGCCACAGACATAGAAGTTATAGATCTGAACATCATCACTATCATTCCAATAACAACAATAATCAAAGCAAATCTAATGGAAAGAAAGACGATAATTCATGTATTGAAGGAAGTATATTAGGTGGTATTGCTGGTGGTGGTGCCGGTGCAGCTTTGTCTAGAGGAGATGGACGCTTTTGGGCGATTCCTACAGGCATTGTAGCTGGTGCATTAGTTGGATGTCAAATTGATGGCGGCTAAACAAAAAAACATAGTCACTTATGTAACCATGAATCTGGGGCAAGACAATACGTTTTGCAAATATCCTGGTAAAATGGTTACTATAGGAACGATGTCAATTGCACTATACTGGTTAGTAATGCTTGGTATGGTTGTAAACGCATATTATCATCATCACATCAACGTTGATATTGTTACAAAGTGTTAAGCAAATAAAAAGAGAATCTTAAAAAAACGGATCAGGTCAAAAATTCATAGTAAAATATTTTGAATCACACATAATCAATGACCCGACCATCAAAATCCACCGAACTCACTCAAGAAGAGTGGAACGATATGAAAGCAATCCGAAATGCTATCAAAGAAAGACCACATTCAGTTCATCCTGATAAGATGGAGGCATTTACAGAGTATTTGATTCGTAGCATGAGGGGAATGGATTGTTGAAACTGGGCCCTTCAAAGTGTTCTGTTAATGTAAGCACCATTCCAATGTAGCATGATAGATTTAGATAAACTTTCGCACGAAGAAAAGGAAGCCCTTGCAGAAGATTGTGAGGACTATCTTTTACATCGTAACATTCCTCTCTTTTCGCATTCATATGATAACATCATTTTACATGCGTTAAGAGAGGGTTATCAGATAAAAAAGTTCGATCGTTTCACGAATAAACCACAATGAACAATAAAAAAACAAACAAATCAAATCGTCAAGAAGAAAAATTTTGGAATCAAATTGAAAAGGAAGCTTCAAAGTATGAAGTAACCGTTGATTATTATTTGGATGAATTTGTTATTGATAATCAATACTTCATGAAAGATTGACAAGGACTTCATTTTTTATTATACTTTTGAGGTAATCTAACCAAATCAATGACAAAGTATTTCTACACTGTTGACCACTTCATTCCCTTTCCCCGTTCTGAATATGGTGGAGTGTGGGTTGTTGTTGCCGAAAATGATGAAGAATGTTTTGATCTGATCACTGCTGAAGATGAAGGAGCGAACGATGACTATTATGGTCGTCTTCGTGAAAACATCATGAAGGCACCAACATATGCTCTTGCTGAAGAGTATGATTCTGGTATTGTGGAGCAATTTACGACATGAATCTCAAAGATATTGAATTTGGTCATAAACCACCAAAAGGATTTCGGTATGAGGTAAGAGATTTCAAACGTAATGTTATTTCTATTTGGTTATGTCATCCAAATGTATACACATACAAATCTGAACCCATAAAAACAATCTGGGGATTTTATGATACCAAGAAAAAACAATATCTTGCTCCTAAAGATTGTAAAACTGTAGGTAAAGTTGTAGATTTTGCAGATACAAGAAATTATACTGCGATGCAACTCAATCTAAATCCTCTAGAGAGAGCTTTTTTATGACATATACGCCAAAGGTTAATGATTATGTAAAATGGCATCATGGCGAATTTATTGATGAAGGATGGGTTTATTTTCGATGTAGTGATTACATCACAATTGAAGTTGGAACAAAGGATAAACCAGATACATTAGTTGATATTCACAAGAAGACTCACATTCTTGTTGTATGTCAAAACTGGTATTGGCACGAGTTAGAGTATCTCCACAGTCGTGGGGATATTGGTGTAAGTGAGTATAAATCTCAAGAACATAGACCCATTGACCCTTAAATCATGTATCAAGTGAATTATCTTAAACCTAAAAAGAAAGGTTTTGCAAATCATTCAGCATCTTTCATCAAAATTGAAGATGCTATTTTTTGGGAGAAACTCAAAAAGACAGAGGGATGTAAGGATTTTCAAATTCTGGTTAAGTAAAACTGGGCCCTCTAAAGTGTTCCACTATTGTAATCAACGATTCACACAAAATGGATTGGTTCGACGACATTCAAATTGAAGAACTTTCTAACTTTGATTATCAAGAAGATCCTCTCGAAGAGGAACTCTTTGAAGAAAACAATGATGAGAAAGCTTTTCAAGCATTTCTAAAGTCTAACTGGGATTTTTGATCTAAACATTTATAACTTTTCACCTCAACTGTACTCAAAATGAACTCTTCTAGCACTCTTTACGAACTCCAAGAACTCAAGAAACTCTGGAGGAATCAATCTTTCTACTTTTCTCAAGAGCAAAAGAAACGTTATGAAGAACTTACGAAACTTCGTCATGCTCGTGTCAAAGAATTGTATGAAAATGATATGGTCTTCAAACCTGGAGTAACTAAATAATCTGAATATATGTGGGCAGTCAACGCTGCAGGGGTGTAATGTTGACGTAAGTCCCACTTTATGTTATAAATAATGATACCCCTGCAAAAGAATTATGAAAGATGTATTCGCGTCCCTGCAAGAAATGGAGTGGGACGACTATATCCCACCCGAAGATATTATCTCCATTCATGATACCGACTTCACAAAACTTCCACGCTGCGAATGGAAGACTAAAAGGTATTGGTGGAATAATGGAGTTGATGAAACATTGCAAGAAAAATGTCCTCCTGGATGGAAAAGGGGCAGGGCAATGAGTGAAGAGCATAAAAATAAATTTAAATGTCAACCTGGCAGGCAAAAAGGTATCCCAAAAAATACAAACAGAAAAAGAGACAGTAAAGGGAGAGTTTGTGGCAGTTGAAGAGGTGTCCCTGACCCCTTGACTTCTAGCGGCAATAAATATAAGATATGAGTAGTCAAGAACACCAATGAAAACCTTTTCTTCTTTTTTAGCAGAAGTTTATGATCGTGATGTCATGGGTTCTTCACAAATTCGCAAACAAGGCGAAGGTGGAAGAGTTGGAGCTGATCGTAGAAAGACAGAAGCTGAAAAGCGTCGCACCAAGTTAGGACCAGGAGGAACAAGAGTTCCTGCTAAATCTTACAAACCAAGAAAAGATATTGGTACGCAAAGACAAGCATCTACAAGATTGCAGCAACCAGAGAAAGAAAGAGGTGCTGCTGATGTAAAAGCAAGAGCAGCTGCAGCAGCAAAGGAAGAAAGAAAGAAAGCAGCACAGGCAAGAATTGCTGCAAGAAAAGCAGGCAAACCTGCACCAACAGCACAAAAACCAAAATCAAAAGATGCTGAAAAGGAAGGCACTAAATTACTCTCAAAAAAAGGGACTACTCAAAAGAAAACTGGTGAGAAAATTGAAAGAACAACTTCACGCCAATACACCAGAGATGAAAAGAAAAGAATGGTAAGAGCTGGCAAGAGATTGCAAAAAGATTTGCAAAAAGGAGTTGATAGACCTGCTTCACATTACCAACCATAATCTCACTGGGCCCTTCAAAGTGTCCTTGTAGTGAGTCCATAATCGTCCATAACACCCTTGACACTGACGTTGAGGGTGTTATACTATCTTTATCGTAATTCTATTTTGATGGTCACACTTCGTCCTCATCAGCAACGTATTCTTGATCGTATGCTTGCCTATGATAAGGGTCAAATTATTGTGCCTACTGGTGGTGGCAAAACTATCTGTATGATTCAAGATGTTGCAGAGAATTGTAAGCACATTGATAACGGAATGACCACGGTTGTGGTTGCTCCTCGTATTCTTCTTGCAGAACAACTTTGCAGCGAGTTTCTGGAGATTATTGATACAAATTACAATCACATTATGCACGTTCATAGTGGTGAGACACATCACTTCTCTACCACTAATCCAGAGAAGATTGCATTGTTTGCTAACACTGCTCGCACAGCTGGTGAGAATGTAATCATCTTCACCACCTATCATTCTCTGGACAGAGTTCGTCAAGCAGATATTGAAGTTAATAACATTTACTTTGATGAAGCACACAATTCTGTTCAACGAAACTTCTTTCCTTCTACAGAGTTTTTCTCTCATGATGCTGATCGTTGCTATTTCTTTACTGCGACTCCGAAACATTCTCTTACGGTGAGCAAACCAGGGATGAATGACCCAGAAGTTTATGGTCAAGTCCTGGTCAATGTTCCTGCTCCAGAGCTTGTTGATGGTGGATACATTCTCCCTCCCAAAGTTGTTGTAAAGCAACTTGATATGGTTCAGGATAAGTTCAAGATTTGGTCTCGTGATTGTGACTTTCTGATGCAGACCATTGATGACCAGCAAACTGATAAAGTTCTGGTCTGTGCTCGCACTACCAAACAGATTGTTGGTCTTATCGGTGAGAGTGATTTTGCACTTGAATGTGCCAAACGTGGCATGTCTTGGATGACAATCACCAGCAAGACTGGTGCTATCATTGACGGTCAGAAAGTGAACCGTGAGGTATTTTTTGACACTCTCAATGCTTGGGGTAAAGATTCCAACAAGAAGTTTGTGGTTCTTCATCACTCTATTCTATCTGAAGGTATCAACGTAAATGGTTTAGAGTCGGTAATTTTCCTCCGCAACATGGACTTTATAGGTATTAGCCAGTCTATTGGACGAGTTATACGTCTAGGAGGCAGCCACAAGACCTTTGGATTGGTCTGTGTGCCCGTTTATGACTCTGTGGGTATCTCTACCTCCCGCAAGGTTCAGGCAGTCGTTGACACCGTATTTGAGCAAGGTTTGCCAGCAGTTTCGGAGATCCGCAGATGAGTTATCAACCAACAAATTCTTATATTCTTGAACCACAACAATCCCCACTAGGTTTTATTGTTGGTAACTGGAATGACCCTAATGTTTATGCAGCAGTGCCATTGTCTGGTAGTAAAACACAATTAGTTGTTATACATCGCGGGAGACAAATTAAAACATGTCGCAATCGCCAATCAGCAATCAACTTTATTGAAAAACATAGAAAAGGTAAAAGTGTAGCAAAACTGCCCATTGATTGATAGTGGGCCCTTCAAAGTGTCCTTATAGTATGCAGAACAAACACATCGAACACCCCGAAGATTTTATTCTCACTGGTGACTTATCTGTTTTGGATTGGTTTTGTGAGGATGACAGTTATGTTTCTCTCAAGATTGATGGTGCTCCCGCTATTGTTTGGGGTATCAATCCTGCCACCAATCAATTCTTTGTAGGAACCAAATCAGTTTTCAACAAGAAACTAATTAAAATCAATGAAACGCATGATGACATTGATCAGAATCATTCTGGCAATGTTGCTAACATATTACACCATTGTTTTGATTACCTTCCTCGTATCAACGGGATTATTCAAGGTGATTTTATTGGGTTCGGTGGTAGTGATACTTTTCAGCCCAATACGATTACTTACAAGTTTCCGGAGACGATAACTCAAAACATTATCATTGCTCCACACACTTTTTATACGGCAGAGCATGATCTTCGAGATGCTATTGCACAACCATTGAAGTTCACTATCACTGACACAATGTATTGTAAGATTGTGCATCCTGATGCGTGGATTTGCACAAGTCTGCACGATTTGCACGTCAGATGTCAACTCTGGTTGAATTTGCGACACCAAAGCAACTTCCACTCATCAAGAAAGTTCTCAATACCTACTTCAAGATTGGTGCAGAGATTGATGAGGATGAAATTGCATATATTGCACAATGTGATGTCAACCTGATTCGGCTTTGGAAGTTGGTAAGGTCTATCAAACAGGATATGCTTTACATGTGTCAGAATGATTCTGATATGCAATGTGAAATCAATGATGAAGAAGTTGATCATGAAGGTTATGTTTGCACAAATCAGTTTGGTACATACAAACTGGTAGATCGCGAGGTCTTTAGTCGCCAAAATTTTATTAACGATAAAGTATGGGCCCCTTAAAGTGTCCTATTGATGAGAACGAAATTATCATGAATCTAACTGCAATCGTTGAACTCTATGAGACTGAAGTTGATCAACTTCCCCAGACTCATTTTGAGTTAGGTGGTGGTGCTGCTCGTTCTGAATCTGGTTTGGTTTATGAGAACCTGATTGAACGTACTTGTAATGAACTGGCTTTAGATGCCCGCAAAAATGATTACAAAAGCACTGAAGTAGTTGATGGCACTTGCCTGAAGAATCTTCAAGTTGATAAGCACATCTATCGTAATGGTGTGATGGTAAAAGCAGTAGAATCTAAAACATATTTGGATGCTTGCTATCTGAAACGTGCTGTAATGGATTTCATCGAACTGGAGCAATCTCCTGAAGTTCCTGAATGGGTAGAGTACGCAATCTTTGCAGGACAAAATGCTTGTGGTAAAGATGCTTTTGCATACTATCAAGCATTTTTCAAAAAGATTACTGGCAAAGAAGTAAAGATCTTCTTTGTGAATCCTTCCCGCAAGCGTTCATCTTCTCGCCCCATCTACAAGGAAGAGTATCGTGAAGATTTTAAGCTTGACTCTGTAGTGTATAATGAGTTTGTGGAATGGTTGAACAAGTGATGCTGTATAACGATGATATGTTCAATGTTCTGGGCAATCTTGAACCCCAGAGCATTGATCTTTTGCTGACAGATTTTCCCTATGGCACACTCAACAAGTCCCGTAATCAATGGGATCGTGTGATTGATTATGAAAAGTTCTGGGAGATTGTTGATATTATCTGCAAACCAAATTGTGCTATCATTTCTACAGCAGCACAACCATTTACATCGGTATTGATCTCTACAAATTATAGGGATTTTAAGTATTGCTTGGTATGGGAAAAAAGTAAAGCAACTGGATACCTGAATGCTAAAAAGCAACCGATGAGAGCACATGAAGATATTGTAGTTTTTTACAAGAAACAACCAATCTACAATCCCCAGATGACAAAAGGTACTCCATATGATAAGGGTAAAGCTGTGAGGGATGCAGAACAATATGGAAAGCAAACTAAAGCTGTGCATGTCAAAAATGAAGATGGGACAAGATACCCTCGCAGTGTACTATATTTTAAGACAGCAGAAGATGAGGGTAAATTGCATCCTACACAGAAACCTGTTGCACTCTATGAATATCTGATTCGCACATATTCTAATGAAGGTGATACTGTGCTCGATCCTTGTATGGGTAGTGGCACCACTGGAATTGCTGCTTTTAATACTAATAGAAACTTTATTGGAATTGAACGTGAAAAGAAATACTTTGATGCT